GATTTTGGTTTTAACTGGAATGGCCAGGGACGCTGTGTCTTCGACGAGGTCATCTAAGAAAGCCTCAAATTTGTTCCTTGGCTTCAAAAGTTCAGGGTCAAGGGATTGAAGTGCTGCTTTAGCTTGAGTGCTTGTTGGTAGAACCTTGCCTACATAGGTCTCTTCGTAAGGAAGAGCTTTTTCTCCTGTGATCTTTTCGCTAACAGGACCAGCAATGTATCTATTAATTAAGGAAAGAGCATCTCCAGGAAGACCTACAACTGCCCCCGCTACATTGGTTGCTATGCGCGCTTGAGGGCGTACAAACTCTTTAGCTTGATGAGCTACTTCCCCTAAAAGGCTTCTTTTAGGAGATTCAGGGGGTGTTTCTTGCTCGACAAGTTTGTATGCCATTATTTAGCCTGTACGGGTTTCCACTCTTTACCATCGCTAATAAACACTTCGCCAGTTTCCGTATCTTCGATTTTTTGCCCCATATACTTTGAAGCATCGGGTTTAGCATCGAAGTTCTTTTTAGAAGGGTTAATAAACTCTTCTCTTAGGGCATCAAGTTCTTTCTTGTATTTCTTCTTGAAGATCCTTTCAGCTCCAGAGTAAGAGATCTTGTCGGACCCTCCTCTTTCATCGAAAATCTCAAGGATTCCTTCGTCATAGAGTCGGTTGATCTGGTTAATGGAGCGCAGGTCTCTTAAAACTCTTTGGCGCCCTTCAGGCGTATTTAATAAGGACGGAAGTCTTTTCAGGTAGTTAGCAACGTCGAAGTTGGTTACTCGAGCTCCGAAGGTGTCTTTAGCTCCGGACAAGTTATCCTGAATCAGTTTGATGGCTTCTTGAGCTTCAGGGCTGACGAAAGAAGCTGCCAGGGGTCTAAGTTGACCATCCTTACTAAATAAAGCACTTGTAAAAGCGGAAGGAAACTTCCCTTCTTGGAATAGCTTTTCTAGTCTTGCAAATCGAGTGTCTTCAATGTCGAGATTTTGTAAGTGATCAGCGATCTTGATCAGTTCAGGTTCATTCTTTTTGAAGTACTCTTTTTCCTTGGCTGTTCGCTCTTTTTTTAGCGATACTCGTCTTTCTTGTTCACCTTTAGCCAATCTCCCCACAAATCCACTTAAGGCTGCCATCTCGTTGATAGCTTCATCAGGCCAAGTGGTTAAGTCTTGGGTATTCAGAGGAGCTTGTCCCTGTTGAGCGGCTTGCACCTGTGCAGGTTCTTGGCCCATTTGCGCAGGCTGTGCTTGCATAGGTTGAACCTGTTGTTGTGCGCCTCCTTGAGCTGGAGCAGCGCCTAGATTCCCCTCTCGGAAGCGACGTAGTTGATCAAGTTCAGCATCGGCCTGGGCTTGAGGACCTAAAACAGCTGCCCAAATAGGAGCTGAAGACTTCTTGACATGCTCCGGTAGTTGCATAAAAGCTGTTATTTTTTCGATCGGAGATTTAGAAGGGTCTTGGAGGATACCAACGGTATTTTGGACTTGCTGGTTCTCCCTTCGTTTAGCAAGACCTTCGCCGATTGTTCCAGTTGCTTGGCCTAGAGTGGCTGCGAGCTTTTCACCAAAACTAGGGACATAGGGAAGTACTTGAACCATTATTTCCTCCTTTTTCGTCGGTAATCTTGCTTACCAACCATCCCTGGATAAGCTTCAGTTTGAGACCCTCTTGCTACCCCTTGTCTTTTCCTGACTTCTGAAGGAGAATCGGGTTCATGACCATTGACTCGAACGCTCTCGTCCCAGTGTTGATCTGGATAGGTGCCAGGTTTAAATTGTCTTGCGTATGAACTTCTTGCCATTAGGGAACTCCTCCTGCTGACGGAGTAGCTACTCCCCCTGATCTAGGAGCTCCTAGCATAGAAGAAGCCATTTGAGAACCTCCGGAAATACCGGCGAGCAATGCTGATTGCCAGAAAGGCATTTGTCTTTGGAGATAAGCAAACTGCGGAGTTTGTGCTCCGAGTCCTGCTTGTTGTAGTCCTAAACCACCAAGACCGGACGCAGCTTGCAATTGCATATTGGCAAGTTGAGCTGCAATGTCCGTGTTTAAATTTGCAGCACTTGCTGCAAGAGCTTGGTTTAAGGCGCTAGAAGATTTAGAATCGGAACCAAAGGCGTTTAATATGGATGGTATCGTTTGTTGTTGGTAACGAGCCATTGCAGCTTTAGCAATCGCATCGCCCCCTCCGCCACCAGGAAGAAACTGAGCATACCCTTGAGCCGCTTGGTTGATGTTTCCACTAGACTGGCCCAATAATTGATTCAAAAGCGACTGTTGCTCTGGAGTAACCGTCGTTTTTTTCATATATCCGCCGCCCTTAGACTGACCCATATTTCACCTGTTACTTTTGATTTGAATTATACTCCATCAAAACATTTTTTGAACGTTTAAACCCATGTTTGAGAAAGAACTTCTCGTTGGTAGTAATCCAAAAAACGCGTGGAGCTTTAGTTTTTTCTTTGAGATGCGCTAGAAACTCGATAACTTTTGGGATAGCATCGCCCTTTCCCCAAAAGTCTTTAGTGATAGAGAAGGTATTTACGAAAAGAGAGTCATCCAGGATGTTTACTTCCGCCCAAAGATATCCGTGAATCTTTTTATCAGAATCGACAAGCACGTAAAGATGATTAAAAGGATTGTCAAGTTGCGTTTCCTGGTATTTGTAAAATTGCTCCGGTGTAAATGTTCGTCCTTTAACGTTCTCGATTAATTCTTTTGGTATTAATCGCGGTATTTTAAGTTTAACAAAGTTCAATGTGTCGATTTTTGGCTGTTTTTTCGACATATTTTCTTCTTGTGTCGTCGCTGTAGACATATTCTTCTCCTACATTTGCGTTCCGATGATTTTTATATTGAAATTTCCTGTCACGCCAGCTCGGTCATGACGAATTTGAAAGTGAGTTGCACTTGAAGAGATGATGATAGTGTTACCAGCCCAGGTTCCAGTGCCGACCTGAGCTCCAATTCCAGTTACTGATCCCGCAGCTGTCTTTGAGGCTTTACACAAACTTGCAGTTTTGGTTGGTAAGGTGTCATCTACCCCACTCACACATATAATAAAGGCCCCAAAGGTGGGTAAATTCAGAATATCTTGCGCAGTATCGGTGATGGCCATAGGATAAAAGTTGTTATCCTTAGCGTTAACTGTGGATGCTATGTCCTCATAAAGACGATTGAGATACGGAATAAAGAGGTCCCACTTCTCGGGTACAATTGTGTTAGGAGGAAGTGAAGATGGGACCAAAGATGTTGTGGTGCTCATGGCGTCAACCTACCTGAAGGTCTACACCACAAGACCATACCAACGATCTTGAAGTTAGCTTCCGAAGAAGACTCCATATTCATGCGCAGGAACTGTCCAATGTTATTAATGTAAACTCTTTTCCATGCAAAATCGGAATTAACCGGCCCATCCAAGGTCAATGTACGGGTCGTGGTCGTTGCCGAGGTGTTATCCGTAAAGAAGGTAAGGTTTAAAACAGCCGGAGGGACGTCGTTGTCAATCTGATAGTAGAAGTCAATCCATCCAAACTGAACCTTTTGGCCTATTTGGCTGAAAGGGTTCCAGCGGGTTGAAGTGATGCTAGCCTCAATGGCTGTTCCGTTGTCAGTGACACCGGCATTCATTTGATAGACGATACCATCCAATCCCCCGCCTAATAATGTGGGGGCAAGTCCTTGTAAGAGGTAAGAATTCCAAGGGAATTCGGCTGATTGCCAATCAGGAAACTCATTGCCAAGAGGAGTTCCTGGAGCAAAGTCGTTCCAGGTCTTGTCCGCGGTCACAAAATAGATTCCCAAACACGACATCGGAAGGTTATAGACTGACCAGGTGTTCTCCAGGAAGTTGTAGACCAGCACCTTGTCCGAAGTAGAGGAATTGGCTTCTTCGGAAGGATAAAGCATCCATGTTTGGTTTAAGGTATCAAACCTTAGGCCGTAACACTGTTTAAAGGCGTTTTGGTTGATATCGAGGAACTGATCAATGATCTGAATGTCGTATCGCTGAACGTTGACCCCATCACAAGCAATAAGACCCTTGGCTCCCATCGCAGTCACGCGTTCGTCATAATCCACGGTTCCATAAGGAGCGTTGGTAGACTTGCTGGAGTTAATTTTATCCCAGCGGAAAGGATTGAAGTCAGATCCTGTGAATCGGAATGTCCAAGTTGTGTTTTGGAAAAGGACAATGAGTTGGTCTCTTAAGAATTCGGAAGATTGCATGAAGTCGTCGGTTGGGGCGGAAAGTTCTCCTCCATTTCCTGTAACATCCGCAACGAGGTTGGTTGGTACTTGAATCGCACTCCAACGAATGCTTTGAGCCGCCAGACCGTTTTGTGCTCCCGCATTCACTATGGTTGGCCGTTGAACCAAGAGCCTATTTTTATAGACATCCATGTCAAGACAGGTGCCGATGTTGTTAATAAAAGCTACCCGATTGGCTTGTGTAATCGAGAAAGGAGGTCGAGAGAGGTTGGTACCATCGAATAGCGTAATTTGATCAACGTTATTGGTCATGTACAGGTCTCCAAGCCAGTTAATGGCATTGAAGAAATTGCTGCTTGTTCCGGTGAAATAATCCCCTGTCAGATTTGCAGTCATGGTGATATTCACAGTGGTTGCAGGAGCAGCTGTAAAGGCTAAATGGACAGCTCCTGTTGAATAGTTAACAGTTCCGCCGGCAGCAAAGTTTCCCGCTGAAGAAAGGTTCCCAGCTCCATCGTCGGTGATGGTGCTTGTACCATCCGTAATAGAAATGGAGAAAGGGGCAAGCCCTGTGGTATAAGGAGCAACGGCTGCCCATCCCGTTGCCACGGTGATCGACGTAGTGGCACCATCCCCCGTGTAGATTATTTGGCTCACTGTCGATAGAGGAACGAAAGTTTGAGTCCCATCGTTATAAACCGCAGCACGGCGAGTATCCATGACAATGAGCTTGCTGGTTCCATCGGCTTCGTTGGTCCATCTCTTTATGCCCATGATGGGACGCGCTGTCCCCACATTGGGATTATAAGTGGCGGTGATCGCTACTCCCGAGGATACGTTCGCGTTAAAAGAGAGAGTCCAAGCGCCACTAGAATAGTTGATAGTCCCTGTGCCGCCAGCTGAGCCTGTAAGAGTTCCGTTACCATTGTCAGTAAAAGACTCGATGCCATCAGTCGGAGTGAAGGAACCCGAAACAATTGGGTGAACCGGTAACGTTCCACTATATGTTTTCCCTCCATTACCGTTTGCGATAGTATCCCGGTACGTCATCCGTCCGAAAACTGAGTAGCCTGCTCTTTTTTGCAAGGCTCCTCGGTAAACGAAAGCATTATTTAACGGCTCGAAAGCCTCCTGTGGTCTTATCCATGGTTCGAGATATTCGAATAGACCCGTCTTGAACTCTGAAATTAAAAACGGTTGGTAGCTTGCGGACATCTAGTCTCCTATCGCTATCCATAAAACACCAATTCCACCTGAATCCGTGCGGACAACAAATCCTGTACTATTAAAACTTTGTACCCATAAGCTTCTCTCTTGAGTATTGGAGCGCTGACCACAAATGTTTACGTGTGAGCATTTGGTAGTAAAAGCGGCCGGGAAGCTGATGGTATTTCCATCACTGACACTCGCTGCATATCCCCACTGGATAGTAAAGTTTGGGAAGACAATCTTGCCGTTTCCAAGTCCACTATTTAAGGTAGGAGTTACTACCCCAGATGAGGAACCCCCCCGCCACATAACATTGTCGGCGGAGCTATTAGTAAAATAGGGTTCAGCTACTCCGGAGATAGTCTTAGAATAGATCATCGACTGCGTGCCACTTACAGTAGGAGCAGCACGTGTAGAGGGGAAAAAGACTTGCTTGTGGTAGCCTCGATTGGCTGTCGTGATATCATCCCACGTATAATGATCGTTAGCAAAAATAGTATCCAGCTGGCCAAAGTTATTTAGCAGTTGCCCTTGGCTTGTGCTGATATTGTCAGTTCCTTGTGGGATATTTGGATTATAATCAACCATGCTAAAACCTCGGGACGGATTGTTGTTCAGTTAATTGTTGGACGGTACGTCCAAGAGCTACGTTTTCAAAACGTTTAAATATGGGGTAGACACGATCATAGTTGTCCATGTCTCCGATAGTCGTGAACCACATCAAGGCAGCTCCATAAACGATGACAGGACCCCATTCATTTTGAAGTGGCGTGTCACCATCGTTAGATAAAGTGGTTGGTTTAATGTACCCCTGCATCTGGATTTGGTATGCTTGATCGGGTACAGGTCGGAGGGTGAACTCGTTGTTAAAAAAGAGTACGCCTTGAGGACGATTTCCGGAATAGCCTTGGTACTTAGCATAAATGACAGCGCTGCTGGCGGGAGCGCTGTTGAAGTTGGTTACATATGCGCCAGTCAGATAGTTAATGGTTCCTGAACCATCTCCTCCCAATGTACCATCGCCATTATCCGTTAAGAGCTGTTGAGACCCAGTAGGATCATCGGCCGCAATAAACAGTGATCCTATAATAACAGGAGGGTTTTGAAGCCCCCCAGAAAAAGAAGAAGTAGCCCCATCCCCTGTTGCTATGTTATCTACCGCGTATTGTTGTGGCCAATCTTGGAAGAAAACATCGGGATCTTGGTAAAAAACTAGAGGAAAGCCGTCCGCATATGCACCAGGACTATCCGTGAAATAACCACCTGGGAAAGCATAGATATCAATCCCTGGAGTGGTCTTGAATGTAAGGAACTGGTCGGTAATTTGTTCCTTAAGCTCAAAAGGCATCGTGTAAACGTAGTAATCGTTTAGCAACGCCCCAACCTGATCATCGCTCAGTTGGTCGGCACTAGGAGCACCAACAACCGTGCGGAAGGTTGATTTCATGTTTGCGAAAGTCCATCCTGATGTGGTAGGAAAGCTCATCTAGTCACCTTAGGCTATTTTTCTTGGAGGCTTGCACGAGAAGATGTACTTCAAAGATTTCACATACATCTCAGGGTGCCCGCTTGGTCCCGCTCTATATCCATAAACTTTCTCAGCACAGTTCTCGAGGTGTTCGATCACTTCGATTGGGAGGTCATATTCCTTACCATGGAACAATGTGTAGTGTTTCAATGGATGAGTTTTGGAGTGGTAGTGGAACATAAGCTCTTGCCCAGGATCTCGACCGTTGATGAACTGAACTCGTCTCATCTCAGGTATGTGATTAGCAATCACTATGCCGCTATCTCCGCCTGGAGCTTGAGGCTCTTGGAACCCATCAGGAGTTTCTTTTAAGTGATTCTCCTTGATTACTTCAGACTTTGCGTTATTTAGTTTACTTTGTGGTCTTGCCATATTTTTACCTTAATTGGTTGTTGCTACGTTTTGGAAAGGAGTGTTAAACGTTTGAAATCCCACCGTTTGTACCGGTGGCTGTCCACTATCAATGCAAATAACCCCTCCAGATCGATAGATCGGGAAGTTGGTTGTGTTTACATTGACGGTGAAGTGAGAATCATCGATGACTTCTTGTATCAACGCTGTGACTCCGTTGATAGGCAACATGCCGACTACTTGCTTAAAGGTGATGAATGTTTGACCCTCATCCTCGGCTGAGAATGGGTAGGCCGCACATGTCACCGTTGCTTGCGAGTCGTTAGTAATG